TGCTGAGATCCCTAGTGATATTAAACGAAGTTGCTGAAGTAGATAGTGTAAGACTAGTATTAATAGTTGTGTTGGTAAACGATCCAACTGCATATCCTTCTGCACCGTGATCACCCCATCCATACGCAGTATTCCAGTTAGAAACTTCAGTGTTGGTAATTGCACCTGCTGGGCTACCAGTAAATACTGGATCAGTTTCTACAAATGTTGTTAGATAACCTGCAAGTGTATGATCGCCCCAACCATACGCAGCATTCCAGTTAGAAATATCAGTGTTGGTAATTGCGCCTGCTGGACTACCGCTGAACACTGGGTCAGTTTCTGTATAGCTGGTCAAATATCCTGCAAATGCATGATCACCCCATCCGTATGCTGCATCCCAGTTAGTAACCTGCGTACTGCTAATTCCACCAGCTGCACTGCCACTGAACACTGGATCAGTTTCAGTGTAGCTTGTTAGGAACCCACTGTCATTGGTCAATTGACTGGTTGTTGTAGGTATTGGAGGTCTGTTTGTGAGATCGCCATAATCTCCGCTGAATGTTGTAAATCCTGTGTCATTAATAAAAGCACTTAATGAAGTTGGTATACCGTTAAGATCACTGTAATTACCGGTAAATGCAGCAAGTCCTAAAGCAGTTGGAATCCATTCTGTTGTTGCTAGATTGTATACAAGAACATTACCGTCAACAACACCACCTGTGGAAACATTTGAAAGATCATCTAATGTTGAAGGAACAAATGGTGTATTACTTAAATCACTGTAGCTACCACTTGTTGCTACTGTGGCCAGTGTTGGTGTACCTGATAGATCAGCATAGCTACCACTTGTTGCTACTGTGGCCAGTGTTGGTGTACCTGATAGATCAGCATAGCTGCCGCTTGTTGCCACAGTGGCCAATGTTGGTGTACCTGATAGATCAGCATAGCTGCCGCTTGTTGCCACAGTGGCCAATGTTGGTGTACCTGATAAGTCTGCGTAACTTCCACTAGTAGCTACAGTAGCTAATGTTGGTTTGTTTTTAATAAAATCAGCTGAAGTGTTAGTAGTTTGTGTCCAATCACTTTGTATCTGAGCTGCTGGTATTGTTGGCGTACCTGATAAGTCTGCGTAACTTCCACTAGTAGCTACAGTAGCCAATGAACTAGAATCAGCTTTTAATGATATTGCATTTGTAACAGTAGAAGCAAAACTAGCATCATCATTTAAGGCTGCTGCTAGTTCGTTAAGAGTATTAAGTGCATCAGGAGCAACATCAATTAAATTAGATATAGCAGTATTAACATAAGTTTCTGAAGCCATGCCAGTAGGCACACCGCTCAAGTCAGCATAACTTCCGCTTGTGGCTACAGTGGCAAATGTCGGTTTGCTAGTAACACTGGTCCATGCAACAGAGCCAGTCCATGCTGTAGATTGTGTAGTTGCATCAGGAAATACCACAGAACCCGAACTGTTAAATGTCCATTTCTTTTCACCTGCTCCGCCATTTTGAAAATTAGAATATAGTTCAACACTGTTATTTTTTACAGTAAGATTACCTGCCCCTGTTCCTGCTCCGTCAGATCCGTAAGCGTAAACATAAACAGGAGTACCTGTACTCTTGCCTCTGATATTAAAACCTGTGTCAGTTCCAGATTTATCAAAAATGTGCTGCCCATTAGGCCATACTAAATGACCGTCTGCGTCAACTGATACGGTATAAGATCCGTTTTTCAGTGCGCTGATACTAGGCTGCGATCCACCTACAGTAAGGTTACCAGTCCCGTCAACACCAACGGCTACGCCGCCAATATAGATAGTGTTATTGCTTACATAAAGTCTGCGCCATTGTTTGCTAGGACTACCTAGATCAAACCCAGAATCAGTTGACGGAATAATATTAGACGCAACAGCCGTGTAAATATTTTCTTTATCGTCAAAATAAGGCAAAGCTTGCCATGCAAGAGCTCCAGTACCTATTTTTAGTTTACCTGTATCAGTTTCGTATCCAGGTTCGCCAATACCCAGTGTTGGATTAACATTGGTCCAATTGGCTGCTGTATCTCTTCTAAATTTAATTTTTGATGCCATTTTATGCTCCGCCTCCGTCAACGAGGAAATCTGCTGCGTCGAATTCTGTAGTTGAATCGCCCCCATCTATATTTAAGTCCAAAACTAGATTAAGGGTATTGTCTACATCGCTGTATGTTGCTGATAATCCGCTATGCGTTCCGTTAGTAAACATTTCTGCCGCATAGTCTTGTGCAAGTTCTTTTAGGTCTGCTGCCGTGCCGCCGGTGAGTGTGTACAATTCATTGAAATTAGAATTTACTTTTGCAAATGCAGTACGCAACGGATCACCGTTCCCTTTGTCAGCAACACCTAAATTTATTAATTGTTTTGCCATAATTTTATCCTTAACCGTAAGTTACGTTAATTGTGTACCAGTTCAACGAATTAGCACAGAAGAATTCTAATGACGTGCCTGCTACAATTGTAAATGGATCGGGTGTATCGTTGATGTTTGCAGCACCTGCAGGGTACAATGAAAGATTATTAGTACCGCTGTTTCTTACAATAATTCTCATACCTGCCTGTGCAGTAGGTAATTTTACACCAGTTCCACTAGCTACGTTACTAACAATGTTAATGTTTGCGTCTAACTCTGTAGCAGTTGCTTGGTTGGTTCCTGCGGCTGTAATATTACCAGTAGTACTAAATTTAGCAATACCAGTAGAACTTAAAGTGTTATTGTCAACATAAGATTTAACTGCTGCTTCAGTAGGAACCGCAGTATTAGAATTGCCACTCAGTGCAGTATCTGTGCTGAATTCGGTAATGCTTGCACCAGCAGACATAGACAAACCAGTTAAGTTACTAACAGTTCCGCCGGTAAGTGCAGCTCCTCCATTGAATTCGTTGGCATAAATTTTACCAAGCTTATTAACTTCTGTACCAACATTTCCTAGGTAGTCTGTTCTCAATATAGAGTTAACTCCACCAAGACTTGATGAACGTGTAAGACCAAAATAAACTGTGGTATCAATGTTAGTACCAGTGACTGCTACAGTGAATGTAAGGTCGTTGCCGACACCTAATCCGCCAGATATTCCGTTAAGTAACTTACCATCAACAAATAGTTGATCTCCTTCGGCGTATCCATTACCACCAAATGTTACAGTAATGCCGCTGTATGCACCTCCGCTGTAACCAACATTAACTATAGCACCGTATCCGCTGCCCGAAAGGCTAGTAACAGGCACTGAAGATATAGTGCCGCTACCTGATATTGAATTACCAGAAACACTACTGAATACAGAAGAAACTTTTAAGCTGTTAAATCTTCTTGTTAAGACATTAGCACCAGGATCAAAACTTGTAAACAGGTTGTTAATACCATTCTGTACAATTCCGCCTGTGGTAACTTCCTGTGGCGCAGCTGGCGACCCTGTAAGATTTCCTAGAATTCTATTTGCAGCAATATTTTGTATTTCAGTAAGCGCCACACCGCCTGCTTTAATTCCTACCCACCCATCAGTGATTTCAAAGTTACCACTGTCAAAACTTGCAACACCGCTGGCTGCTTGTTTCTGTGCAGCAGTTCCTGTTGGAGCACTGGCACTAGTTGCGGATAATTGCATCAGTAATTTACTTTGTGCAATATCAGCTGTTGCAGATATGTCAGTATCTTCAACCGATCCTGAAGTTAATTGATAATCAAGCGTTGAGTTTTCTAAACTTAATACTGTTGCACCCTGTGCATGATCAGACCCGCTGGTAGTATATTTAGATCTAGTAACACCGTCAAAGCGTTTTGCACCGAGTGTAACTCCTGAATATTGAAATATTTCGTTGCCTATTCTAAAATGTCCCGAAGTTGGCCATGTAGATATATCTTCGTTAACAACAACTCCGCCTGCTACACTTGCAATAGTAGCATCAATAATACCTACGTCCACAGTTGGGAAGTTAGTTACGCCGCCATCTAGTGTGGCAGTAAGTGTGCTAGAAAGTGTAGCAGATATGTCTCCACTTATTGTGGCACTGACTATTGATTTTTGTGCTCCAGTAAACACTGGAATATCAGCCGACACAGGAGTCATCACATTGACTTCGTTGAGTTTAAAGAAGCTGTCTTTAGCCGCTACCTGTAGATCAACATATCCAATAGTCGAAGCATCAGTTGAACTTGCAGCGTTATAGACAAGATTGGTAATTCTATGTCCTACAACTGCACCCATACTTAAATCTGCTTCTAGCACAGGACTACCAAATGTAGGTAGGAAACCGCCACCTGCCGGTAAACGTTCACTGGATGTAACTGGATTACCGTTTCGATCAAAACCTAATCTTCGATTAATGTAGCCTTGAACTGCACTTTCTACTGGTACTGAATCGTCAGCATTATCAGTCATTGTGTCGTCAGTGCTAAATTCTTTAGCAACAACACCACGTTTGAAACCAATACCGTCCAAGTTGCTCAACGCAATACTTGCAGAGAATGTAACAGTACCAGTACCTTGGTCAACAGTAAAGAATGGACCTACACGGAAAATACCGTCTTGGTCAGTTGACACATAGAATACACGACCTTGCGTTTCTTCAACAACTTCGTTAGACTGTATCGGTGTACTTACAGGTGATCCTAAAATATTGCTAGGATAGTTTGTACTGTTGAATCCGCCTGATCCAATGTCTAAAAAGTCATGTCCTGTAGCACGGCATGTACTGATGTTTACAGTGATCTGTGCAGGTGCGCCTGCTTCAATACCTGCTCTTATATTTTGAACTCTAGTCTGTGTAAGCCCTGCAAATAAACCTGGACTAAATGTATTCTCAATTGACCCTTCACCGTAGGCCTTATCTATAAGTGAAATATATGCTGACTCGGTACCATTAATTGGAGTGTATGATGCAATAGCAAACAATTTACCATCTAATGCTAATAACAAATCTCCAGAGTTCATTCTTGCAATTGTACTAGCATTTGAAATACTTTGAACTGCAATTTTATCATCAGCTACGTTAGCACCCATTGTTTTAGGACCACCGTCTTCATAGTCAATATCTGCTAGTTTACTAGGATTAGTTTGTAAAATAACATAGTTGTAACTAGTATCAAAAGACAGTATTGCCTGTCCTGTTGGCAAAGGTGAACCAGTTGGCGTAGTAAGTCCATACGCTAAAGTTCTGTAAACTTGATTAGCTTCTGCTACACTGGTAAATTCTAAAGCAGTACTAGGTCTTACTGGTTTAACAGCTTCTACACCAGTAAATCTAAAATTCTGTAAACTTCGTATAATAACATTTTGACCGTCAACTAGACTTGACACAAGTCCAGCAGAAGCAGACGCTGTATTTAGATTTAATTTAAGAACAGTTCTTGTAGTAACAGCAGGTCCAGGATCAACACCAACACCTATGCTGGTAGTAAGTTCAACGTTGCTTACTTCGTAAGTAGTGATAGGACCAAGATAATGTCCACTAATTGTACATGCCCCATCACCGCTACCACCAGTTGTTGCCAACGATGCATTGTAGCTTGTTGGGTAGCCAGGATGTTGAGCGTATGTGCCGGGCTCAATTAGTTCAATTGAAGTAACACCGCCTGTTACACCGTCAACAGATAAGACTCTAACCTGTGTGGCCAAACCACTAGGGAACAACACGCCACCAAATACTGTAAGAATATCGTCAACTTGATATCCTGCTCCCGGTGCTGTAATTCCAATGTTATTTGGTGCCGCTGACGTATTCTCAACTAAACTTTGTTTAGTTGGAGTATGATCAATTTCAATTTCTGAAATGTTAAACGGAGCATATTGATAGTTGTCAATGTAAATTGATTTGTCGCCGGCATTATTTCTAGCACTGAAACTACCTCGTTTATAAATTTTAACAACTTGTAAAACATTATCACCTAACGCTACAGGATCGGGAACTTCTCGAGGATCTCCTCCTGCTGCCCTTAAACCATAGACACCGTTACAGCTTGATCCGTTAAGAGAACGAATTTGTCCGCCATTTACAGAATAATAACTGGTCCAATTGTAGTATGTAAACACTGATACTAGTTCTGAAATAGCATTATTTGTAGCAACAACTCCGTAGCCTAAATCGTTAACCTGTGTAAAGTCATTGGCCAACATTGAACGATTACCAGGAGTTCCTACTATGATTGAATAAGGATATACCCAAGGTAAGCCTGTTGTTGGATTATTTACTGGCCAAGGTGTAGATTCGTCTAGTGTAACAGTACAAGTACCAGCTACTCGATTATAATTTGATACTGCGTTTATTTGGTATCTTGATCCTTCAATGATAAAACTTGTTGGAATACCTGGTTGTCTTACTGTAAGACCTCCAAGTGTAATAGAACTTGCACTTATTCTTGACGCTACAGTTGCAGGCAAATCGCCACAGAAACCATCAAGGAACATACCTCCCCTAAATGATTTTTTGTTTACGCTACCACTTAAACTTGTTGCAGTTTGGAAATATGGAGATTTAGTCTGTATCTGTCCTTCTGGATCAAGCACACACATAAATCCGCCATGACCCTGTGCTGTAATGTTACGTAAGATTGTTCCATCGTTTAATAGGAACACATCCATGTCTTTGTTGGCTTTTGGTGGGTTGTTAACGCCTTGGATAGTTTTCTTGATACCGTTAATTAAATCGCCAACAATGGCAGCAGCAGTAGGTTCTCCAGTAAGTATAAGTTGAGCCTGAACATTGATGTAATTAATACCATCTAATGTTTCTGTAAGCTGAGTTGTAATAGCTTTACGTCCACTAGAACTCCACTTATATGAAGCACCTGCTGCTAAAGTTCTTGTGACTCCGCCATAGGTTAAATCATATATTAGCGCATCAACAATTAATCCTACATCTCGAGAACATAGTGTTTCGTCGTAGACCAATGTTGGATAAGTTGTATTGATATAACTTATTACATCAGATTGAATTTGTAATTTATTTGAAGTAAGTAAAGTTGCTGCCGCAGTATTTCCGGCTGTTTTAACAATACTTCTACTAAAAATTCCAGACTGTCCTGTAGGATCTGTCAAATAATGATAGCCAAAGTTTTCACCTGTTGGTGCTAAACCAGATCCGTTTAATCCTCTTACAGTTGCACCTGATAGTGCAATTAATGGTTGATCGCTTATTTCAAAACTGGTTGAATTGATAATTCTTGTAACCTGTGTTGCCGGTGCCAGTTCGCCTGTGCCTGCAATAACACTGACATACATTCCTGTTTCTAAACCGTCTGTGTCAGCAGTGGTAATTTTCCAATATGCGGGACTTCCTGAGTATTCAAAACTTTCGGCAACAAAAGACGAGGCAGCATCGGCAGCAGTCGTATATGTTCTTGTTAATCCGTCAAATGTATCATCTCTGTAAAAATACATTCCGGCCCACGGACTTGTACTAGTTCCTGGCGCTGGTCTAATAATTACTCGACGGAATTCATCACCTTTAATAGACACGTTTGTTGGAACACGTATTGGAAATTGTTCATAGTAAACACCAGACTCAACACGAACTGTGATTTGAGCTTCTGGTACAGGTTGTCCAAATTCTAAAGTCTCGCCGTCAATAAACTCAACTAGTGTGCCATCTCCAGCTCGTCCGTTGAGTACAATGTTTTTAATACTTTCGACAAGTCTTTCGATAATGATAGCTGAATCAGCTTCACCAGTATCACCGGAGGTATTCTGTGGAATAAGACCTCTTTTACCAAATGCTATATCGTTTGGTGCTGGAGGAATAGTAGTGTTAGTAATGATTTGTTGTGCCAGCAGATTAATATAATCAATACCGTCAACTGTTTGCGAAACCTGTCCCGGAGGTAACACTGAAGAAACACCTAGATAATATGATCTTCCTGCTTCGATAGATTTTTTATTACCACCATATGTAATATCAAAAATAATCGCGTCAACAATTAAACCTGCGTCTCTAGCACATTTTTCTTCGTCAAAACCTAAAATTGGATACTTGGCTTTGATATAAGTTACTACTTCATTTTTTATAAAATCTTTGTTTGCTAATAATCTAGAAGCAGATTTTTTATAGTCTGTTGTGTAGTTAGTGACTTCAGTTTCTTTGAGTAATAGTTCTACAACGTAGATATCATTGAGGCCGGTAACACCGTTGTAAGTTTTAACTCTAGCAGTGGCACCACTACGTATTCCTTTAAGAATACTGCCTTCTCGTAGATCTCTATTAGCAACATCTTTACTTTGATCAACACCGCCACCATTAGAAAATACACTTAAAGTTCTAGTACTACCAGCACCAGTAGTGATATTTTCTATATAGGCAAAATTAGAAACGTTAGCATAGGTTAATAATTGTCTATAAGGACCTGGCTCCGACAACGAAGCAGCAATTAATTCTTCTGCTTTAAGACAGGCTGCTCCGACAGTTTCATACGCATAGGCAAATGCACGACCTTCTTTTCCCGGAGGCGTTTTAATCTGTGCATCATCACCAGCCATTGATACAAACAAGTTTGATTCAGATGCAAAACTTGAATTGTCTACATAATATTTGGTAGCTGCCTGTAGGTCATCTGGACCTGTAGGCGAACCTGATCCAGCAAGTGTACCTGGGTGATCAAACAATACTAGGGCACCAGTCATAGTATCGCCTTCTCGACGAACAGTACTCTTACGAGGTAATGCTTCATTACTGACCCAACTACCTGAAAGTTCTGCATCGTAAAAGAAGTCAGTTATTGTTTCTACGCCACGTGTGACAATTTCCGGATCGTTGACAATAATCCTGTTTGTACCATCTAGTGCGTCCGGTCTAGTTGGATGCAATGATAATCTATTTTTGTCAACGAATCGTAAGTAATATGTTAATCCATTGAGCAGTCCTGTGGCAGATGCAATGGTAGCAAAGTACTTGTAAGGAACACCGTTAGATCCTGTGTTAAACCCGTGATTTGGAATAATTGCATAACCCTCAATCCAATTGGTTATAGTTTTTGAATATTCAGTTTGATCTAACGGCTCACTTCTTACACGAACTTGACTTCCTATTCCAGGGCCACCGCTGGTTTGTAGATATCGTTGATCGGCATATCCTCTAGTAATAACTAGATTATCTGCTGAAATAAATGTATTATGGGTGTTGTTAAAGTCTGCCGCAACATCGTCTGTTGGATCAGGTAAGTTACCAATAGTAAAGTTTTTAGCATCCATGTGCCCGCCCAAAGATGGAACTGGGTCTGTAGAAACTTTACCACCAGTGGCGATAATTCTTATTTCGTTGTCGTCTTCGTTGTCAACTTGAATGCCTTCCCCGCCAACTAGTGCTTTACTTAATAATGATGAAGCATCTGCGTTTGATATAATAACCTGATTAGGTCCGTATACAGGAGCATCGTCAAGATCAGTAAAGGCAATTCTGTCGCCTTGTCCAAAAATAGCAAATAATTCAGAAAAGTTTTCGTTTACTTTACGGAACGATTCACGGATACTATCGCCAGTACCGTCATTGCCTTGTACACCAATATCAATATTTTGTCTTGCCATATTATTCCCCTATGCGGTCTTAATAGTTGTCTGCTACAGAAAAGCTAGATCCGCACCCGCAGGTAGTTTGTGCATTAGGATTTTGAATCACAAATTGCGCTCCCATCATATCTTCTTTATAGTCTATGGTTGCATCATTTAAGTATTGCATACTCATCGAATCAACCAGTACTATAATACCATTTTTTTCTACAGAAAAGTCGTCTTCATTCTGCGCTTCGTCAAAAGTAAAACCATATTGCATACCAGAGCACCCGCCCCCTTGCACAAATGCTCTTAATTTAAGATTAGGGTTGTTTTCTTCAGCTAATAGGTCTTTGATTTTGTCAATAGAAGAATCAGTAATAGTCAGCATTTCATTTCCTTTCGAGTATTTATCCGTAAGTTTTATAACCTTAATGTAAATACTCGATGTATCTTACAGAAGAATTTGTCACTGAAACGCACACTAGAATTAGCAAATTAGGTAAAGAGCATACCTATAGCCGCACTCGCCGAGTGGTCGTATTTAGGTGTGATAACTGCCGTGAGGTATTTCGCAGAGACAGAGAAGATATCAGTCCCAAACGATTAAGCAACAACTATTTTCATTGTTGCAGTAATTGCGATGCAAGAAGATTTGCACAGCGCAAAGGGGCTGAGCGTAGAACAATCTGGGATAAGCCAGCTAGTAGTTTAGATGATATTAGTCAATTATAAATTGATAATTAAATACAGCTATAAATAGTACACAAGGAGAACAACAACATGTTTGATTTTTTACGTAAATTATTTGGATTGCCTACAGAAGCTGATAAAGCAGCGGCAAAAGAACAAGTCGCTAAACCAGAGCAGGCACCATATAAAGTCGAAGCGCCAGCTCAACCAGCTTGGCATACTGCCCCTGCTGAAGGTTCAAAATTAGCAGAAAATGTTCTTGATGTAAATCACGACGGCAAAGTTAACTTTGACGATGTTAAGGCAGCAGTTAAGAAAACTACAACTAGAGCAAAGAAAGCAGCCGATGTTAACGGTGACGGTAAAGTTACCACAGCAGATGCCAAAGCCGCTGTTAAGAAAGTATCTAACAGAGGCAGAAAGCCAAAAGCTAAAGTTTAATTTTTAGACTGTTCGTATAGTGCAAAGCTGGCAAGATTTTTGCCTTTGCTTTCGCACATAATATCGCAGTTATCCCAAAAGCTCAGAGCCCATTCATTACAGGATTTATTCCAAAAGAAGTTTGAATGCGCTCTGAGCTTTGCTTTTTTATGACCACTTTCTATTAGCGACTGTAAGGAGGGAACGGTGTCTGTGGCATGGTTAACAACAACGTCTTCCCGTGAAACACTATAATGTATGACAGGGCGCACACCACGCCAACTATCGCTAATCCTTTTAACACGGTCGTCAGATGCTTCAATATATTCTCCAGTTTTAATCCAATGATGATGTAAGTCTAACACCAAAGCGAGATCGTCGACGAGTTCAAGGCTGGCATCGATTCCCCAGCTGATTTCGTCGTTCTCGATGGTGATGCAGTTTCTTGCTTCGGGGGTAAGTCTTTTGAGGGCAGCTTTGATACCGGCTGGACCGGCTCTACCGGCAATGTGGACGTTGATCTTAAAGTCCTGATATCTTTTACCGTACCCCATCCATCTGACCATATCCGCATGATATTCAAACTCCTCTATGCTACGACTTACGATATCTGGATTATCGCTAGCAAGGACAGTAAACTGCCCAGGATGAAAACTAACCCGAACACCCATCTTGCGAGCTGTATCTCCCACTGCTCTGAAATGTCTTTCGGCGTAATCTCTGACGTCGGCAGTCCTCCAAAACCAAGACCAACTCGGCTCAGTATACACAGGAAGGATATCGCTACTGAGTCGTACCATTCGTAAATTTTCATCTAATCCACCTACCCTTTCAACTAGCAAGCGAGTAGACTCAATGTTCTGCTTCATAATATCCCAAAGCTTTTCTACGGCTACGTCCTTGCTTTGTCTATTTAACCAAGCAACAGTAGTACTGCCAGTATTATATTTCTTGCATTCGTCTTTGGGTTTGATACCATTAACTTGATCAGGACGGTCAATCCATTTACAAGCAAAGCCAATTTTTTTCATTTTTTGCTTTCTGCGTCTACTACACGCTGTCTTAATTCGGTTGTTGAGAAACTGTGTTTACGTTGATTAAAATAATACTCCATAGGAATATCATGTCCAGTAAATTCTTTACCTTGATATTCCTCTCCAAGTATTCTAACATCTATAGGAAAAGAAAGCAATATGTCACGAAGTTCTTTTTCGGTAGCATACACTATAACTTCATTGACAAACACGCAGGCATTTAACTGCACAAACCGTTCAAATACACTTTGTACGGGTTTGTTCTTATGAGGACGATCAATAGTCGGATCTGTTTGCAAGCCAACAATAAGATAGTCACATTGTTCTTTTGCTTCTTTGAGCATTATAATATGCCCTGCATGAAACAAATCAAATGTTGAGCAAGTAAATCCTGTTCTCATCACCAGTGCCTAATAGTGTTAGCAATAATAAAAAAGCAAGTTACAACATGTATTATAACCCAGAACGTCTTAAAGAACAAGGCAATTCGAGCTTCTCGACGTGTAAGTATAGGAACATCCGGACGATCATCGTCCGTCTGCCCCATCAAGTGCCCAGTTGCCCGAGCCCAAATTTTTTCTAAACTATTCATCCTTCGTAGCTTGCAGAGTTGCCAGCATGTTCAAATACTTCTACTGAACGTAGACGAACACCTTGTCCTGTAGGATATCGTGCTTCGAAGAGTCGTCCGTCTGGATGTATCCAACTAATGCCTGCTTGATATGCGCCTAGAATTTCGTTCATTGTTTTGTATGCCAGTTCAGCAAACTTTTCACAGCCAACAGCTTCTACAATACGTAGATTACAAACTCCACCTTCGGATTGTTTGCCCAATGCCGCCATCTGTTTAAAAAGTGCCAAGTGGGGATCATCTGACCCTACACACAGAGTATGATCGAATTGCCATTCACTCCATTCTTTGAATGCTTTGAGTCCACCGAAGTCCATAACCCAGTTACGATCGTCGAGTGTTTCACTTTCAAAGATTAGTTTGATACCAATTGAGTATCCGTGTAGTAGTGAGCAATGGCTGTGTGTACTACGCCATTGTCTAAAACAGCATGACAGCCCTCTGTCGTTACCGTAAGTTTTTGTTGAAAGATATTTTGCCATCTCTAGTCTCCTTTAAAAAGTAGCAAGTTTGATGACATGCAGAATATTTAAAGAGGGGTGAATGCCATGTAAGTCCTCTATGAATACTTATCTCAAGCAACCTTGAGTAGTATGATTTCTTCGTTAATGCGTCCGTTCAATTTAGTATCAGTAGCATTAATGTCGTCCAAGAATTTACGCAATGCAATCTTGCCAGCCGCCTTAAACTCTTTAAGTTTGTCTTCTGGCTTACGCAGAGTCTTGCAGATGCTTTTAAATTCATCAAAGCCGGTAATGCTAGTACCCTTGACTCCCAGAGTGTTAAACTCTGCGGCCACGTATTTTCCTAACTTACGACTTTTAGTGTTGTAGATCCAAAGTTCGCCAACGCCAATAATGTCAACAGGATTAACGCTGACTAATTTCAAAGGCTCGTTAGTTTTCATGTACTTGAGTTTAGAAATTAGTTTATCTTTAGATACTGCCTTGGTCTTACGTGGAGCACGATTAACTTTAGCTTCTTGAGCAAGCATATCGCAAGCCATCATAATTTCTTGATAAAATGCAATCAAGGTTTTAATTTGCTTTCGGCTACGATGACTGTAACCTTCACGCAACTGTTCGTCTGCTTTGCCGCTGGCAAGTTCTTCTAACTCTGCCAGATCTCTGCTATAAAATCCTTTGATGATTCTTGCGTGAGCAGCCTTGACCTCTTTACCCTTGAGCAAGTTAAGCATTTTAAATGCCTTTGGATCAAAGTTTTCAGGATCAGTTTGAAAGCTTTCAATGGCATCTTCAATTTCTTCAGTCATGCGATATGCGGCTTCACGCACACGATCTTGAATACTTGGTTGTGCAACTACGGGTTTGGCAGCTTCAGCGGCGTTGACTTCATCTTCGTCAACGTCATCTTTGCCCTGTGCAATAACATCAACAATTTGTTCACGTAACCAAGCGGCTGTGTCGCGGCCTTGATTAAAGTCTGCACGAACAGCAGGCATGCCGCGAAGCAAACATGAGGCAATAGCACCCATAGTAACATTACAACGATTGTCTTTGGTTTTCTTAAATGCTTGAATGTCTTCTTTGGCACAACCAATTGAAGTCATCCATTTAATAACAGCAGGCTTTAAATCCTTACCGCTGAACTCCATGCGGTAGTAGGTCATAGCACTATGCCAGTGACGCAGAAATTGGTTAGCATCCATAGACTCACAGTCAGTCCAAACGGGACTATAATCTTTAACCGCTTTAGTACGGTGTGCAATTACTTGCTGTTTGGTTACACGGGTCTTTTTTGCTGGTGCTTTAGTGGCCATTTCTGCTCCTGTATGTTTAATAATACAGTAATTATATATTCATCAAACAGATTTGTCAAGTCCAAAGACTGTCACGAGCCTTGATAAGACGAATCATCATTTCAGTATCTTCTTTTTCATACTGTTGTTCAATCTTTTGGCTGAGTTTAAGAGCTTTATCGCCCTGTTTTTTCAGTTCGGGCGTGTCTTTGCCGCCAAACAAACGTCCATCATTTAATACACGTTTGGCTTCACAGTAGTCACTCCAACCACTGGCATCATGTGGATCGGGTCGTTTTGGATAAACTTCCTTCCACCAAATGTAAAGTTCTTTAATCTCTTTGGCACGGATTGCCTGTCCAGTTGGCTTGCCGTAATCTGGATGATCTGGTCCGCACCAATCGGTGTTAGTCAGTGTCATTGCCCAATCCAAATGATCAAGACCTGCTTGTGGACAACGCCATGTACGCCAACGGAACCAACCTGTTGACCAGAATGGTGCCTTATATTTTGCCTTATCTTCTTTGCTACCCCAGGCAATATGGCTCCATGCTTGTTCTATTTCAACAAAGTCAACCAATTCGTTGAACAAGCAAGGTAAGAAGCGGTTGCCCACGTCCTGCCATTGCCCTGGCTTGATGTCGCGAGGGTGAGCAGTAAGACTATGAGTGCGAGTAACCCAACGGTTATTAATATAGTATTTGACATCGTAAATTTTATCCACAGGCCACCAAATAAAGTTTTGGATGGCATCTAGTGCTTCTTCGGCAATCCAGTATCGAACGGGATGGTAGCGTTTAGCTTCATTTTCCCATTCGTGCCATTGGTCGCTAGTGCCTGCACTGAGTTTGGGTTTTCCTCTAACCCAATCAGCGAACTTACTGCAACTCCAATAATTACTTCTCTGCGCCATCAATTTTCTCGTAGGTTTGTGCGAATATATCTCGTTTGACTACACCGTAGTCGTCTTTACCGTGGCGAACAATAACATCTTCGCCTGGATTATAGTATAACTTCTCACCCCAACTTGTGTCAACTGATCCGGAATGATCTGCCAGTTTGGCAAACTTGACGATCTTCTTTGGTGTGCAAACGCCATCGCCTAGATCATCTTTGAGATCGTTGAACTTTTCTGGACTGATAGGATACTGCTCACCTTTGGGTCCAGTCATAATATAGAATCCTTTTGGATACTTGACTGGACCTTCTAGTGTATCAATAGTGCCGGGCTCGTCGGCAATCTCATAACGTTCTTTGGCAGGACGTTTATAGGTTTTGAAGCCACCGTCTTTGAACCAATCGTCGGTAATGCGTAGGCCTTCTACAATATTGATGTATTCTCTAATCATTTTCTATCGCCAAAAAGTTGTAACAAGTTTAGGAACAAGTTAATAAAGTCCATGTATAGAGTTAGTGCGCCACGAACTTCGGCAACGTCACTGGCTTCTACACTGAGTTCTTCACGGATCTTTTGTGTGTCGTATGCTGTCAATCCTAAAAAGATAATAATAGCCAATGCACTAATGACCATTTGCATTACAGTACTACCAATAAAGATATTAACAATACTGGCAATAATGATAGCAATCAATCCTACAAACATAAACTTGCCAACACTATCTAAACTTTGTTTAGTAAAGTAGCCATAGCCACTCATAACACCAAACAATACGGCTGCGCCCATGAATGCACTAACAATTGACCCCATCTTGAATACAGCAAAGATCATAGCAAAACTCAAGCCCATCAGTGCCGCAAAACCATGTAAGCATAGTTGAGCAACACCTTTACTAGGATTATTAGCTAGTATCATAGCAACGCCAAAGATTGCCACCAGCGGTGAAAAAATCACAATCCATTTCATTACGCCTGTAAAAAAGAATGCCAACAGCTCGGGACTAGTGCCCACAAAGTAGCTGACAAACATTGATACAATAA